GGGTCTGATGGTGCTTTACTTCCTTGGATAATAAGGTCTTGATACGGATGTTTGCTCATAATATTTTTCTTTGCAAGATACAAAAAAGCCCCGAATTAACGAGGCTTGTTTTTAATTATTGATCGGTTTGAGTTCATCCCCAGTCAATGCAAAGTAAAGGTTTTGTAAGTTGTGGAGGTACATTATTTTTCTTATGAAAACATGACTCATTTCATTATGATTATCACTTTCCATTTGTCTTAAAGTTATGCAAACTTCTTCGTTTGGTTCAAAGAAAAATTCAATACATTCATTATAAAGTTCTACTGCATTAAAATTTTTTGTGTACATAAATTCTTTATTACTTTCAAACCCCCACGCTTTCAGCACTTCCTCTGTAAGTGGTATTGGTTTGTGCTTCTTGTTGAATCCCTCCTGGTCTTGGCTAATCCATTTCAGGTCGTGCCAATCTACTGTGCAAACTTCCCACTCTATGCCATCTTCATTGATATGATATAGTAGTCTGTTTCCAATTCTAAGTTCGTTTGCTTTAATCATAATCTTTCAACATTTCATACTCAACGCTATCATGCGCTAAACATCCGTTAGACATTTGCTCACCTTTGGCGAATCCTTGGTCTCTACTCATACTCTCTTAATTACAATTGATTCGTTACTAATTTCCACGGTTACAGGGTAGTCAACCGCATTGTCGATTTGTTTTAAGAACCGTTCGTTCATTACCTTTATCCGAGTTGTTTTCTTTGCGTGTTCTAATGGCTTTCTGCCTACTTTTCTTTGTTTCATTTTGTCTGTTTTTGGGTAACATAATAAGGCTCTACACCGTGTTTTTGTTCGAATTCTACAAGTGCTTCTAACATCGAGTAAGCCTCGATTGTTTCTCCTTTTGAAAAGGGAGATTTCGGATCAGGAAACCACACGAAGTGGTAGCTGTTAATTGTTGTTTTCATATCTTTTTTGTTTTTGATTACCTTACAAAGGTAGTAACTTATTTTAATTTCTGTGATAGAAATAGACGAATGGTGGAAATTTTTAGACGAATGGTAAGAATGAATGATTAAATGGATTTAACATTATTTTTCTTGCGTATTACATATTTTGTACATAGTTTTGTCGAGAATCAAAAACGAAAAATGAAAACTAACGGTTCGGGTATTGGCGAAGTGGCTGAACCCAAACTTAAATAGAATTATTAATCTTACGGTAAGCACTGCAACCGCTATTTTTTATAGCTGTTGTTACCTGCCGTTTTTATTCAATTAACAATTAACAATGGATGAATTAGAATTTGAAAACAGAAAGAACAAAATTGAGGCATTCAAAACTGAATTAAAAGCCTTAATGACCAAGTATAATTTTGGTAAACACGAAAGTTATAATTACAACGGAATGGAGGAATATTGTGGAACTGATTATTACTTTACCGTTGATGGTGAAACTTGGTATAATCAAACTATTGCCGAAATTTTGGATGAAATTGTAGGTTCGCATTAGCCTTGCCACTAACGGTACTCGGATATATTTCAGTACCGAATTAAATAGTACAAACTTTAAATAATAAATAAAATGAGTAAAGAAAACGAAAACTTAAATGAAGCAGAAAACTCTGTATTGAATATATCAGATGTTAGCAAATCGTTTCTTTTTTGTTTAGAAAAAGCGATGGGATATTCTTATGCAAGTGCAACAGAAGGCGTTGGTAGAAATGAAGCACAAGAAGATTTTAAAAAGTACAGAGATGAAATGTTGGTAGAGTTTCAAAAAAGAAATGGTTGCTAACGTGATGCAGATTGGCGATGTGCCTAATGAAAAGATAATTTGAAATACTAAAATATAAAGTTATGAAAAAAGCTAAATTGGGAAAGGGAAAGGCATATAGCCAATGTGCTGTTATAGGTAGTTTGCCCTACTTCAAAGGATGCGGAAACATTCAGCCTATAAACAGAATTGAAAAGATAAAGCTATATGAAAACGGAGATTGCTACGACCAACACGATAATTATTTAGGTAAAGGAAAATTTGTTGATGGAGTTTTACAGGTCGAAAGGGCAAATTACCTATAACGATTTGCGTATAAAAAATCGTTTTAATGTTTTTTATACGCTGTTAGCAGTAGTACGGTAATTAACCACAAATGCTCATTCGGAGAACGAAACCTTTTTCTTTTCTTTTTTTGTGCGTGGGCAATTAACAAATTTATAAAATATGAAATTAGACTTAATAACAAACAAAGCTGAAAAGCAAGGAGAAGTAAATCCAAATGATGAATTTTACACTCCAAATTATGCGATTGAACCACTATTGAAATATATTAAACCCAATAGTGTAATATGGTGTCCTTTTGATACCGAAGAAAGTAACTTTGTAAAAATGCTTAAAAATAGCGGACACGAGGTTATAAATACACATATTGGAAACGGTGAAGATTTCTTTAATCTTATCTGCCCTTCAAATGTAGATTACATTATTTCAAATCCACCTTATTCATTAAAAGCAGAAGTTTTTGAACGTTTATTTGAAATAGGGAAACCATTTGCAATGCTTGTTGGAGTAGTCGGAATATTTGAAAGCCAAAGAAGGTTTACAATGTTTAAAAACAATGACTTTGAAATAATGTACTTTGATAAACGAATAAGTTATTTCAAAAGCTATACAGACCAAAAGCCGAGTTTAAATCCACCGTTTTCAAGTGTGTACATTTGCAAAGATTTACTTCCGAAGCAGATTGTCTTTGAAGTGTTGGCAAAAAAATAATATTGCGTATAACGTGCCGAGTATTTGCGTTCGGCAGGGAATTAGAATTACTAAACTTTAAATATAGAACAAATGACCAACGAAGAAATAAAAGCTCAACAAACGCACATCAGCCCTGCTGACGCAAATACTGTGTTACCAGCAGTGCGGTTATCAATGGAAGAAATTTTGAAAGATGCAGTAAGAAGGCGAGCAACTTATCAAGTCCAATTTTCGGATTATGATTTAGATACTTGGACTGCACCTTGTCAGCTTACAGAAAACAGAATGGAAAAGTTGCTTGACGATGGCTCAATTCGTAAAGTCCGTTTGGAACTCGAAATGTAGCATTGCCACTAACGTTAAGGCGCTTGTTTAGTGCCGACTTATTAATCACTAAACTTAATTAAATGAACGGAATAGAAAAACATAAAGAAAAAAAGGGGAGGGCAAATATTAATTTTTATAACTGCGACAATGTAGAATTTATGAAAACAAAACCCGATAAATACTATAAATTAGCAATAGTAGACCCACCGTATGGACTTGGAAATAGGCTTGTTGATGGTGCTGGTAAAGACGTAATGAAGAAATATAAAAAGCAATATAAAGACAAACAATGGGATAATGTGCCGACAAAAGAATACTGGGATGAACTTTTTAGGGTAAGTGAAAACCAAATTGTATGGGGCGGAAATTACTTTGATTTGCCACCAACAAGAGGGATATTGTGCTGGGATAAAAAACAATATATGCCAACATTTAGCAGATGGGAATATGCTTGGACTTCATTTGATAAAGTGGCTAAAATGTTTGAACATTTTGGAAACAATAATGACAGATTTCATTTGACTGAAAAGCCTTATGAATTGTATAAATACATTTTAGAACACTATGCAAAAGAAGGTTGGAATATACTTGATACACACGGGGGGTCTCATAGTATTGCAAAAGCGTGTTGGGATTATAAATATGACCTTGATATTTGCGAAATAGATGAAGAATATCACAAAAAAGGATGGGAACGATTTGAGGCACACACAAGGCAAACCAAATTGTTTTGAAAAAACAAAAGTGCGGTGGCTTTTTCTTTTTGTTTTTCCTTCTCGGAACTTCAATTGAAAACGGTCAGCAAGGCATTTCATATAATGGTAGGCGCAACAAAATATGTAAAACACAGACTATGAAAGGATTTGAGTACCAAGGAAAGAAGTACCTGTGGCACAAGAAAGAGCTGTATAGACTGCCATTTGAACGCAATCTAAGGTTCTACCAATTGAAGAAAGTAGCGAAGTGGAGTGATCGAGGCTACATCCTTGGTAGTTCCCGCAAATCATTTGGGCAATTGAAAATAATGACAGTAGATGTGTCATGGACACTTCCAGTTGAACAACACTTTGACACACCATTCTAGGAACAAAAAAAGGGGTCGAATAATCTACCCCTTTTCCCTTTAACCTAAATCAAAAAATACTGAAAAACTTTTGCTAAAGTAGCATTTTTTCCAAGTATCTCCAAATATTATATACTATAAAACAACTTAGCAAGCCAAGTATGTAACCTAACAAGAACTTCCACGACGATTTGCTTTTTGATTTTCTGTCATTATCAGATTGATTGCGTGCAGTTTTACCATCTTGTTTTGTTTTTTTAATCACCTCTTTGCGTTTGTTATCGGATTCTACACGCTTGGTTTTCTCCTGTTCTTTAACAGTCTTGTATCTGTACTTTGTTTCCCACTTCGTAACGACATGAATTGAATCTTTAATAATGTACTTCCACTTGTCAATTAATATGGTATCACCGTTAAGGAAAAGAGTATCTGTTACCAATATCGAATCCTGCTTACAATTAACAACCCCTCCTTTGTCCTGGAACTTCTGGAAGTGTTTCTCCGCTGTCATGCACCCGAATAATGATCCAATTACAACGAACATTAGTATTAGTTCCTTTTTCATTTCACTAATTTTTTGTATAGTTCATTTGGCGTAAGGTCGTCGCATTTTAAACCGAAAACAATGCTAACGGCTTCCGAGCAATACACACGCTTGTTGTTGGTTTTCATTTTCAAATCAACTTTAAAAAGGCGTTCAATCATTCTCACAAAGCCAAACTTAATTAAGCCCAAAAAGTCGTATTTTCGCCCGAGTAATTCACGTTCACGTTCTAGGAATTTAGCTATGTGTATTCTTGACTCCTTAATGTTCACAACGTCGAAGCGATAATCATACTTGTAAATCCATTCTTTGAATTTGATTTTGTGGAACCCGCCTTTTTGAGCTTCGAATACCCATAATTCACCGTTGATTCTACGCACATACGCTACGTGCGAATATTCACCTCCATCAATTTCGCGGATAGCTTCCGAAAGTATCGTATTTCGGAAACAAAAAAGCATTGCCCAATCACGCATCTTCAACTGTTTTTTGACCGTTGTAACCAGCAACCAAAATAGAACCTATTGCACACACTATAAGGAGTGCATCGAACCATTTTGGTACATTTACTTGGTATTGATTTAATACTACTTCTATGGCTACCAATTTAACCGATATGGCTGTGAAGATTCGCCCCACGATTTTGTTAATCCGTGGGGTTTGCTTCTTGAATTTTTCAATTAGTTTTTTCATGCGTATTTGATTCTGATTTTTTCAGGCAAAATAGCGACTAGTTGTTGTTTTTTTTTCAAAACATTCTCAACCATTTTCGAACGATAGCACTCATATAGATGTGATTCCAGCATTGTAACCCTTGCATTCGTCACAAGTAGCCATACAGCAAGCACACCCGTTGCACCGTGCTTCTTAATTACTTCTATGAGGTTATCAATCTTCATAATCGAATGGCTCTAAATCGGTTGCTTTTAACCCCCAATAGTCGCTGGAATTGTAGTCAATTTGTGCAATCATTTGGGCTTGTAATTGTGCGTTCATATCATTTGGCGTAACAGCACCGAATAACGATAACCATGTCGACAACTTATACACCGCTTGAATGGGGTCTTGGCAAGGCTTCAATTTTTCGTCCACCATTTCGTTAACCGAAATAAGATAGGCATACAACCCTTGCTGACCTTTGAATGATGCAAATTCATCACGTTGTTCTGCTACTTTATCGAAGTACAATACCTTACTCGCTCCCGTTCGAGCATCCACCACAACTGGTGCTTTTGTCTTAACTAATTTTCTCATTTTTTATACTATTTTTAGTATTCCTGAATCATTCCAAATTTGCCCTGTAGCCAACCCAGAAGCCGATGTTGGTAAGTTGTCTAATTGTATTATTCCGTCGGTATGAAGTGCTAAAATACCAATACCTTGCTCTGCTTTTATCGCTGTTGCCGAACTACTGTTATTCACAGCTCTAACGCCGTAGGTAATACCGCCGAAAAAACCTCCATAATCACCACTTGATTGAATGCCGTACTTTGTTCCTGATACAATTATCCCATTAATATCACCTAAGACGGATATTCCATTGCCTCCTGAACCGTAGTTGTAAAACTCAGCACCATTCCCCATTGGTATAATTGTTTGATGAATCAATAACCCGTTGCCAAACCACCGTGAGTAAAGGCTAGCTCCATTTCCCACCCCCATTAGCAAATCACTCGACGTTGTGCCGTAGCCTCTAAATGTAAATGATGCTTCGCCAACGTTTGGAGGGACACCAGCAGTAGCGTTAAATTGCTTTACTTTCAACCAACCAAATGTATTGTTGTTAAAATCTAGCGTTCGATTTCCCGACAACATAAGGTCAGTGTTGCCTATGTTTGCCCCAATGCTATTGGCGTTAACAGTACCATTAACCCACACTCCCGATTGGTCTTGAATGGCTGGTATTCGCTCGGAGCCGTTTAACGAGCCAAACAAACTTAATTCACTTATTTTCTTTTCTCCTACCATTTTTTTTACATAAAATAAATTGATTCGTTGTAGCCTGTGTCTGTTGACTTAATTGGCTTCATGTCGCTATCGTTTTGAGAATCGGTGAATTGTGGAAATAGCGAATAATTCGCTTGCAACCACTTAATTAAACGCTCCTCATAAAACTCTGCTTTCTTTGCCATGCGCCCCTCAATGTAGTTAGCTTCTGCAAGTGTTGTAGGGCTGGAATAGTCGCCAGATTGTTGCTGTATCCCTTTGTTTTTAAGCTCGAAACTAATTCCTAAAATACAATCCTCAACCGCACGCCAGCCGATAGCATATTGAATTTTTTTAACCAAAGTCGTTTCGTCAGGCGTAAGCGTTTGGGCGTTGTACTTACCAAGTAAGTAGTTATAAAAATATGTACCAAGAATCGGTTGTATCCTCATATCTGCCTGACTTTCAACGTATGGCAACACCTTAACCATGTCAATGTTTGCCGTTAACGGAATTTTTGTTTTTAGCCAATTTTCAGTCACAAAATAAATCATATTCCTTTCTTTAATCCAACTAATGCTCTTACCTCATCTTCACTCATTGCGTCTAACACCTTACTTGCTACTAAAGGGTTCATTGAGTTGAGCGATTTTATCATCTCGTTATTGCTTCCCTCAACGATTGCTTCGTTGATTATTTGGTAGTCATTAATCACAATCTTACCTTTTACCCTAGCGATGTTTAGAAGTGTGTTAATTACATTCTCAACCTCACGACGTAGTGGCATGACGACGTTTTTTTCGTAAATGGTGTAAGCTTGCTTAATGTCGCTTCCGCTCCCTAGCTTGCCACTTACACGAATACCCATTAGTATTGGGTCAATGGTGTGAGCTTGACAAATCTTTGAATCAATGCTTTCGGTTGTGTTTTGAAAGGCGTTGTCTAGTTGCGACACTGGTATCGTGTCAATCTTAGGCATAGATTCAGCACCTCGCCCAACAAAGGTGATAATTTTCCCTCCATTTCTCGCCCCCCGACCACTCTCAATCGTCTGTTTCATCTTGTTTTTTTCTTCTTCAGACTTGAACGGTTGCGGGAAACTCATAACAAAGCTAGGGAAAATACCATTAACAATATACTCTTTTTGAAGCACACTCATCTCACCGTCTAAGAACGCCCAATTAAGAGCAGTTGTATAGTTTGGAAGCGGGTAAATGTCTTGTCCTGCGCCATTGTTTTCATAACAAAATAAGAGTTTTTTGGTTGACTTCAAATTGTCACGTGAATAAGGTTTTACCGTTCGTGTAGTAAGTCCCCTTGACCAGTCATCATTGATGTAGTATAGCGATTTATCCTCATTTGTGCGGACTTTTTCAGCTCCAATATACTCTACACGAAGCAACGATTTGTCATCAGAGAAATGCAAAATGAAGTAGCAACGAGCGTGGATAATCAAGTCGAGTAGCATTCTATCTAAGTTATCATCTAGGCGCATTATACCACGCATAGCACGCAAGTTAACGTCTTCACTCGTAGTGGCTGTGATATCCTTGACTAACTCAAAGCCACCACCTAACACGCTATTCGTTTTAAAGTTGCAAATAGCATTATGCAGTGGCGAAGTATAGAACATTTGAACCAAAAGTTGCGGGTAAAGGTTATCTTGCCCAAACAGAACCATTTGATTTTTCGTTAGGTTGCTTGCCACGTATGGAAGTGACAAATTTCCATTTCCAATTTGCCCAAATGGTGTGGAAAAAGTCATAGTCTTTTCCTCCGTTATTTGCTGTTTTTTAAAGGTAAATATTGCCATCGATATTGCCTGTTTCTGTGATTTTTAAAATACCGTTTGCCAGCTCGTTAAGACCTGTTTCATCTGTTGGTGGTGGTAGCGTGTTGTCGTATTCATAAATGTAGTACGAGTATGCACCACTAGGGTAGCTAAACGCGTGCGTAAACGTTGTAAAGCGTAGTGTTTCAGATACTTGTGTAGGGATAAAGTATACAGCCGACGTGTCGTTAAATCTGTGTGAAATCTTGAAGAAATACCCACGATTTTCAATTGTTGCCACGTCCATAAGTGGCACGGCAAACGTCGATAATACAGCTCTATCTACAACTATCATACCCTATAATGTTATAAAACAAAAAAAAGGCACTAAAAAAGTGCCTTAATCGAACAAAATAAACCAATTTACGGTGTCAAAAGTCCTGCGATAATAGTCGGGTCAACCTCGTAAGCCTTGTGCAATGATTCAGACGTGAACGAAATCTCGTAGTTCGAGCCGTCAGCTTTTGCCGTGCCAGATCCACCTGTGTCTGTTGCTAGTTGAGCATTCTCAAAATACCAAAAATTACCGTTTGCATCACCTACTACAATTGCTAACTCCCGTTGCCCCTCACCAGCGATGTTGATTGCTTTAGATTTCGATGCTTCACGCAAAAATAGTTTCAACATCACTGTTTGCTTGTAAAATGTTGACCCATTTTCTGGGCTAATCTGCCCGTCTTCTGTGTAGTTTCCGACGTTTCTAGCAAATTGAAATTCAACAAACGGAGCCGATTTGGTTATCGCCGTTACTTCCCAATTAGCCGTGTCAACAGTCGTGCCAGTGATGTTCGTTTGGTCGTTTAGATAAACGCTTACAATACCTCCGATGTTATTTGTACACCCCTTGGTAATGCTAGCTAATGTTGTGCATGCCATATTATTTGATTTTTAAAATATTTATAAAAAAAGGTGGTGTTTTTTCCACCACCTCAAACTAATTATATAGTGCTAGTTACGGGATTCTGTAAATAACAATCTCGTTACCATTAACATGGAAGTAACCCTCTTTCTGATTTGCGCGAGTACGGATGTAAGGCTCTGCCGTAGTATCAGCAAGGTTTATTGCTTTCAACTCCTGCACATCGCTCATGCCGTCAAACGCATAAATCAAATTGTAGTTAGTTGTAAACACAGCAGTGTCGTTTGGCAACCCCGCATCCTCAACCATTTTAACACCTAAGAAACTTAAACCTAAGTCTTGAGTGATGTAATTGGTGTTATTTTGAGATGCCGTAGCAATGCGATAGTTAGCAGCGATATTTGGCGAAACAAACATTCGAAGTACGTTTACTTCAGAACGCACCTTTGATGGCAACGCTTGGTAAACTTTTGTTAACTCAGCTACAACGTTAGCAGTAGTTGAAGCTACTCCAGCTATCTTTATAACCGAAGCATCAGCATTTAACTTCTTCAAGTGACCGTCAACTAAATGTAAGTTTGCATCAACTGACAAGATGTCGCCTTGCCAACGTCTGTAATTTCTTTCCTCTAACGCTTTCATTGCCAACTCTTTCCAGTAGTAAGCCATGAAAGATGGCACAGAAAAATCGCCATTTGACCCTTGCGCCATTTGAATTGACAAGAACGATTGCTCGATATCGAATTGACAAATTTGCGACATAACCGAAGTTGCTGTAACGTCGATGTCAATTGCATCAAGTGTTTCCGTTGGTGCTGTAAAATTACAAGTTGAAGCCTTTGTTACTTGACCAAATGTAACGTTGGCTAATTTTGTCGCCGCCTTGATTCCTGGAAGCGTACGGAAATTGTCCACTATTTGCTCATTGATGTATGATCGTGAGTAAAACTCCTGTGGATTCGGGCATAGCAACGCATTTGTTTGCACTGCTAAATTAAATTGTAATTCTCTCATTTTACTTTTTTATTTTTTGTTGGTTTAACTTAATTAATCGCTCAATTGCAGACAATTGAACTTGTTGCTCTTCTTCTTCTTCTTGCACTGCTTCGGTTTTCTCTGCTTCGATTTGTGCTTTTATTTCAGCGAGTACATTAAGCACCTCGCCCACTTTAGCATCAATCATCTGAGATACTTTCTCTTCTGTTAACACATCTGCTGGTGCTGGTGTTTCTGCTGGTGCTGGTGTTTCTACTTCTTCTGCAAGCTCCACTTTCTCTTTGACTTCATCAGCTGGCACTTCTTCAGTATCTTCTACAACTTCCGTTTTTTCCTCTACCTCCTCAAAGCGCACGAGTTTTCCGTCTTTGAAAATGAACTTTTCGCCCTCTTTCATTTCACTCATATTTACTTGATTTTTAAATGTTTGCTCTTTTAAATTGAACTTTCCACCTATGGAAAAGCCTACACGCCCGTTGGCTACAATTTCTTTGTAGTCATCTTCATTTTCTACCTGTGCTGTAAGCATTATAGTCCCTTTTTGAACACCGAAATTATATAGTGTATTTGCCTTATCCGTTGCTTCATCTTCAACTATCCACGCTTCAAGGATATATGCATCAACTTTATCGCTCTTGTTATGCTCAAAATTGAACAAATTACCCTCACGGCTTCGCTTCATTAAGTCTTTGAATATCAACTCTATCTGCTCGTCTGTGAACTTCACGTAAAACTCCTCACCGTCTTGGTTGCGATAGATTTCCATTGGCATCATGGCAGGTGCTGTAACTCTCATTTTAACGTCATCAGAGAAGAATAGACGTTTGTGCGAATTAAACGCCAACCCCTTTACCTTGATTGCTGGGTTAGACGTAAACGCCACCTCATCAATACCTAAGGCATCTTCTGTAATTATCTCATATATAGGCAAGTTCATAACACATAATGTTTTTTTCATTTCCGATGTACCTTTTTTTTTTGTACTTTTGTAAAAATCAAATATTTATGGTAGAAATAAAAGGACAACTTTATCCTACAAGGGTTGAGGAAATGACCCTAAAGGAGTGGTCAAATGTTAGTGGAATCATTCAAAATGGCAACATTTCAGGCATTGAGAAATTAGAAGCATTGCTAACAGCAATAGGAGTGCCACAAAAGGACATAGACGATTTGCCTATTGATTTTTCAGACAAATTAGCCGAAGCAATGAAGCCTTCTAATGAGGAATTTGAACTAGTCGACCATATAGGGAATTATAGTCTTAATTTAGACCGTGAGTTGACCGTGAAGCTGGCTAAATTCATAAGCAAAGTAAATGAGCAAGGCTTGGGAATTGCTGGTCTTGTATCGGTCTTTTACGAAGACGAAAGGGTGACTACAACTGAGCATTATGACCTTTCGCACGTGAAGCATAAGGCAAGGATATTTGACCACATGAGTGCGAAAGACTTCGTTGTGTCAGTTGCAAAAATAACTGAATTTCTGGCTGTAAAGACAAAGGAAACTCTTGATGAAAGTAAGTGATTATCTTGAGGTCTTGGCACTACAACGCCAGCACTTTGATAATGAACTAGACCGCACGCTAAGTATCGTTAGCGTGTGGTTAAATGAAGACGTTGAGCAAGTTTCTGAAAGGTCGTTAACGGAAGTTAACAAGCTACTACATGAGTGCTATAATGAGTTGCAATCGTCGTCAACTTCAAACGCAATACCTTTTACACAGCTTACCCTTGGCGACTTCATAGATCTTGAAACTTACGCCACTGACTACAAACTACATCACTACGCATTTGCAATCCTACACAAGAAAAACAAGCTAAACGAGTGGGGCGAAAAGATTTATGAGCCAACGCCTACCAACATTGAAGCACGAGCAACGTCACTTCTTGACCATGAAGCAAGTAACTATATAGCTAGTTTAAATGCTTACATTGAGTTCAGAAATAAATTGCTCAACGACTATGAAGATTTATTTTCCAAGCATGACGAAAACGTCGATGTAACAGGATTAACGCCCGACGAGGTGAAAGAATTGCAAGATGAAATTGAGAAACAAAAACAACGTGCGGTGTACTCATGGGAAGCGTTTTTGTATTGGCTCGCAGACAATAAAATCGCCAATATTGACGACGTGCTAAACTTCCCTATTGTTTACGCTTTCAACCTAGCAAGTATGAAAAAAATACTAAATAGTTAGGTTGTAAGTTGGTGAAGTTGGAAGCCCAGCGTAAGGGTCTTCGATCCAATTGAAGTCTATTGTAACCTTTGGATTTGATAAGATTTTCGCCACGTCAAGAAGCGGGTATTCTTTAATTTGCCACTGAATAAAGTCAGCTATTATTTCGTTTAAAACCGCCCTAGTATCGGGTCTATCAAGCCAATATTGCGTGATGAAGTGCGGTTCGATACCTCTTACAGTACCAGCATCAAGAAACAAATAATAGTACATCGCATTAATGGTAATATTTAATTCATTGAGCCTGTCTGATTTGACTGCTGATATACGAATCGAATCATACAACGTGCCGTAATCTATCAAACCTTGCTTCTGAATTTCAGCTTGCAATGACCTAGCAAGCCTATTTCTTAACGCATACTTTACTTTATATTTCGCCATATTGACAAGTTTGGTTGACCACTATATCAAACGAAGCTACCCATCCTCCTACGTAGTCAAGGTCAAAGTTGTTGAGCGGAGTTTTCACAACATTTTCGGAAATATATCCATTCTCAAACAAGTAATTAAACACGTCGTTAATGAGCATTTCCATTTCTGAAATAACGTCGATAATATTGCTCCTATCATTCTCTATCGCATCAACACAATACACATCAAACGTAAACACTTTCACATTTTGAAGCGAATTTGACGAAGAAAAGCCAAAGAAAACATAAGGATAAACCTCACTTGCCGTGGCTATGTTTGGCATTTGCTCACGAAACTCCATATTGTAACGTGGCTTCAATGGGTGCGTGGTGAAGAATTGTTTTAACTCGTTGTCTAGTGCCTTAATTGTCGTCATAACGTGCTATTATTTTCGTACTTATTTACTTTCTTTTGTGTCGAAGTAACCTCACTTTCAGACACATAAGCCTTTATTACACCACCTGAAAAGTCGTTTTGACTGTTCAAGTTGTTTTGGTTGTTGCCTTGCCCTTGGAACATGAAAGTCGGTGCTTGCTGTTGTGGAGTTGAAGCCGTGGCACTTGCTACCGAAGTGCTTGGAGAACCGCCACCACTTGCGCCACCGTCGTTGAATTGCGTTTGTTTGATTTTAGCAATGTTTGCCAAACCAGCCGCTACAACTATTGCGGCGTAAACAGCACCTAAAATTGGATTTCCAGCCGAGGCAAACGCCGATACCGCCCCCTTGTAAGTGTCTATAGTTGCTGTTGCGATATTTATCGCTTTTTGTATCTTAAACGCTTTTTTTGCCCGCTCCTTGTCCTTGCCCGCCCACGCTTCGGCAATGTTGCCAATTGCTCCAAGTCCTGCTTTTGTTATTTCTAAATTTTTATTAATTTGGTCTTGCTTGCGTGCCTTTTCCTCATCTTCATACTTCTTCTTTATCGCTTGTATTTCAGCCCCTTGCGCTTCTTCAAGCACCGATACATCTTCGCCATATTGACGAGCCATTTCAATCAAAGTAAAATATTTCTCACGCACAGCATTTACCTCTTGTTCCTCTTTGCTTAGCTTACTTTCTAAGTAAGTGTTTTCAAGCGTTTCAAGATTAGTCAGGAATTCGTTTTTTTTCTCAATTTCCAAGCGGTTCACCTCATCTTGTAAGGCTTGTTTTTTCTGCTGTTCGGCTTCAAATTTTGCTTGCTCGATTTTCTCAATCTCTGTCTTCTCAGCTTCGGCAAGAAGTTGCAATACTTTGACCCTTTCACTAGCAAGGTACTTCTCATTAGCCTTTACATCTTCTGCTAAACGCTTGTATTTTTCAGCTATTTGCGCACGTTCTTTAGCCTCTCCCTCTGCCATACCCTCAATGACGAGGTCTTGAATTTCACGCTCAATTGCTTTGCGGTCTTCTTTATATTTCTTGTAAGCATCGGCACGCTCTTTTGCTTCTGATTTCGCCGTTTCGATAGCCTTATTTTTTGAAGCTTCCTCCGCCTTTTCCTTTTCTATCCTATCTTTCTTTCGAATGTAAGCTATTTCATTAGTACTGCTCTGAATAGTAGCACGTTGCTCTTTGAGTTGGTCTTTTAATTTTTTGATTTCTTCTTCATCATAGTCGCCACTTAACACCATTGCCTTATATCGAGCTTGCAACGCCTTGACCCTTTCCCTTGCCGTTGCACGGATAAGTTCCTGCTTCTTAATTTCCATATCAACGGTATTTTTTCCGTCTAGTTGCTCCATGCGAATAGCTTGGTCAATTGCCTTGATACGCTTGTTGCTAGCCTGCTCGTAGGCATCCGCTCGTTTCTCCTGTGCCTTGGCTGATTTTTCCGCAGATTCTTGTTCAGCGAAATTGGTTAAGCCTAACCAATCTAAGAAGTCTTTTATTTGGTCAATGACCCAACCTATCGCATCGCCAATAGTTCTAAACACGTCGCCAATAGCGTTTAGTATTGGTTTTAAAATACCTAGTTTGTTCAAGAGTGCACCCAACGCCACGACGATAGCAGTAACCGCTCCAGCAATCAAGAAGATAGGGTTAGTAAGCAAGCCAACACCAAGCGAAACAAACGCTTTACCAAGGTTGCCAACCACCGACATTAGACCCTTTATCTGGGTGCCAAACTCCGCTGGATTAATTGAACGAATACGATTTGCAAACAACGACGCACTTTCGCCCGCTCCCTCGAAGTCCATTGACATAAGCTGGGTGCGCATTAGCCCCATTGCGTTGCTAGCTTGCTCGAATTTCGAACCGCTTGCAAAAACATTAGCCTTTTCGTTCGCATCCTTTAGTTTGTCGCTTAATTCTCCGATATTTTCAGATAAACGCTCTACTTCTTTTGGGTCAGTCGCATTAATCAACTCGCCCTTAAGTTGTTTGATTTGTGTTCTTAATTCTCTTACTCCACCGAGCGTTATTGGTATTTCGATACTTCCACTTGTTGCCATATCTTATAATGTTATTTACTCGAAAAAGTGAGCGTTAAAAAGAAAGGAATATCCGTTGGAAGCGCATCATCTGACAACACACCACTAGCATAAGTATACATGTCAAGGTTGTTACCGCTTATTGCACATCTTACGTAGTTATCAATTGTCAAGTTGCCACTGTTGTTAACTTCGGTAAGAAGCGAAGTAAGTACGTCGGTTGTTGCCCCCTCTAAAGCTAGGTAAAGACCGTTTTCCGTTGTAATTCCAAATCCTAATTCAGTGATTAAATACGTTGGAAATAAGTTAGTTACAAGATTCTCAAACCTGTAATGACCTGCGGAAATTCGTGTTGGTGAAAAGGAAATGTTTATGTTATTTTCAACCTCTTTAACCTTTGGTTCAGCCGTGCCACTTTGTGTTAGCATCATTTTCAGTACGCCATAATTAGGCAGGTCTAAACCGTTCAACTTATCAGCCACCACATTTGTTGTAACTATTTCATTGTTGCTTACTACTTGGCTAATACCTGCACCAACAAAGCCACCGAGGTTAACGTTATTGAGGTTGTAGAACATTTGGTTAAGAACATTACGTGGCTTCGTGCTGTCAAAATTTCCTGCTGGTAATGAAGCGTTAACTTTGAATGGTGGCAATTTCACACCGTCGTCAGCCGAGAATAGCTCTACCTTAGTCAAGGTATTTTCATTGCCGTTGTAGTCGATGATTCGATTCACGTGCCACCACGCATTATCGCACCAAATTTTATCTGATAACTCAAACGTTGCGATGTCACTTTCTGTCAAATGGAAGTGTGCAGTCAGCAATTTACCGCTGTTCAATTGTGCCATTGTCCTACGCCAAAAAAGGTTGTAAGCGTTGTTAGCCGTTACTTGACCTGTGAACGGCTGTAAATAGTAGTCGCATTGTGCGAAATTTATATCGAATATCGGGCTTTCAACATTTAAGAAGTGCGATGCTTGAGCGTAAGTTGATGAGCTTACGTTGTTGCCTTGGTAGTTTTGAAGAAGTATAGGCGTGGTTAACGATTTAACACCATTGTCGATGAGTAATCGTAAATTATACTTGCCACTACCTAAAATGAAAGGCACAATACCACCATAAGAAGTCTTAACGCTAGGCGTTGGTGAAAATAGTATTTCTTTCCTGTCCTCGCCCTTAACATACTCATTGTCAAGGGTGTACTCAACTTGCCCGAAAGTTTCGCCAGTGTAAGCCTTGTAAGCCTTGTTCACCTCGTCGTTGTCGTCTTTGTAGGAAAGAACGACTTTCTTTGCCGTAACATCAGGAATAAACTCTACAACCTTGCCTTTGTCTAGTGCTATCTTTTCGCTCCAGTCTTTTGCCGTGCCTCCGTCGTAGTACTCATCACGGTGGATAATGTTGATTTTATCATCATCGGTATTGTCAGGGATTAAAAGCCAATTAAACAGGGTACACAAGCCTTTAAGAAAGTCACTTTGCTTGATGTTTTTTGGTATCAAACTATTCATATCACGGTTGCCAAAAACTCCAGTTATGTTGGCACTTGGCGTAACTGTCACCGTGCTATCAAATGACAAGATATGTTGAACGTTTGCGATAGCGTTTATTGTGTTAACCCACACTAATTGCGAACTGTTCGATGAGTTTGTGTTTCCAAAACCTGGCATTATTGTACACGTAAGCACATCGCCAACGTTTAAGTTTGTCACAACGATAGATTGGTTAATCGAATCGTTTAGAAGTGTAAGCGTTTGGTAAGGCGTTAGTGTCGAGTAGCTTATCGAGTTTAAAATCAATTGGCTCGCCACCTGTGTGCCATTCTTGTAGATGATGATTGAAAGCCACATTCGAGCCGTGTCAACAATGTATGGCGAGCCGTTAAACATGTACTTAATACTAAGGTTTGCGTTGTTTGGATTAACCAGCTGAAACAACCTTGCAATTTGAAAGTTAAACGTAACGCTTTCGGACGAAGCGACATAGAACGGCGAAGTCCACCCACCTGTTGTGGGGTCAAATATGTTAGCTGGGTCGATATTCTCCGTTACCGAAGTGTAAGGGAAATTGTTGCCATAAGGGATCCATTTTGGATTTGACGTGGTAACATTTGATGCGTGCGACTTGGTAAACTGCACTTTATACGCATCGACATTGATGTTGGCATCAGTTATGCTCATTGGCACAACGATTTTGTCAAAGTTGAACTTAGCCGAATTTACCACGTTGTAACTCTTACCTGCTTTCGCAAATATCCTATCCATGTAAGTTTTAACGTAAACACTCGGTATCATCTCCCTAATTGGAATAATGTTAGTCGGCGTGTAAAATGGAAAATACTTATACCCATTTGCCGACGTGTTGCCAAACGTTGCTAGCACATTGGTAGCGTTTAAAACATGGTTGTATTGCGAAAGGTCAATATCGCTTATCATGCTGTTTGCAATACTCGTGAAGAAGTCTGCAACACTGTCCTTTACATTAGCCGTGAATGTGAAGCTATCCACCACCGTTGTTGATGTTGAGTTTTTTTCAATACCTGTTATCTGTAGTAGCATGTTTTCAGCGATAACGATACCATTTTGAATTATAGCACACTTCGTTAATTTATTGGTATTGAACGTCATCTGTTCAACGTTCACGTCGTATAACGAGCCTAACAGGTCGATATTATTTTGGTTGCCCACTAGAATAATGGTCTTTGAGAAGCCACCCTTTCGTGCGGAAATATCCTTAATATCTTGTGCGGAGAAGTTGAGCGGGAAATTAACATCTCCAGCAACATCTAAGTAACCACCTTCTATCTGTATCTTAACCATTTACCGCTGAATTATTAGAGAATGAAACAGTAACGCTGTATTGCCACACCCTACCATGAACGCTACTCTTAACCTCTGCTGTTTTGGTTTCGCAAATTACAGGAATAAACTCGCCATTTCTGAACAGCATCTTACGTGGGCTTTCAATCATTTCAAAGAAGTTGTTCTGCTCCGCTTCGGTCATAAACATTGTGTTTAGCTCAAGCGTGCTAGTCTTCTTGTTGTTGATGTTTATCGTACCATACTCGGTTTCTTTTGGCTTCCACGTACCCCCCGAAACAAGCCCTTTCCGTTCAGAATTGTACACCTCATTTGTGACGTTCGTTCTAAGTGTTGAGCGTAACACCATAGGGATTGACAAAATCGAACCATACTTATCGACATATAGGATTGAATTGTCCTCAATACCACAGTCAGCAAGGTTAAACGTTATCCATTCACTGCGTTGGTTAGCACCTTCGAAAATCGCCACCCTGTACCATGTTGTATCGGGTTTAATCAGAGGAAGTACCCCACTTACAACTGATAGTGTTGGCGTGTTGTAAGTGCCTACGTTGATGCTTGTAACGATTGTCCCTAGCACGCTAGTTGAAAGTACATCACCATTACTGTTCTCAAAGCGCACGTCACGACTTGTACCATTTAAGTTCAAGTAAGCGTTAAGTATTATAGGTGTTTTCCTAGTAATGTAATGTTCCTTTCTTTTAACCAGCAACTCACCAATTGAGGTAAGTGAGAACCTATTTGCCGTATAGTTTACTTCTTCTTGCGTGTCGAAAGTGCCGTTAAATGCGACTTTACTGAGAATGTTTGTAATGTTTAGTGTCGTTGTCTTGCGGTTGTCTGCATAAGAAATTACGCCGTCAATTGTAGCATTTGTAATGCTCGACCAAGCAACGTTTACTTCAAGCCATGTAGCCGACCTTGCTGTTATGATTTGATACCCCTGCAAGAGTGGGTTAGCGACGCCACTGTCAACTTGATTAATAAATATTTGGTCGCCAACCGCAAACGTGTTGCCTACGTTTATCCTAACCTTACCACCGCTATTCGTTAAATTCGATGTATAGCTAGTTGTAGTAATTCTACTTTCACCGACTTTCACGTCATAGCGCAAGTAACTCAATGTTGCATCAAAGTAGCTCGTTGCCAATGAATTCTCAATCTCACTTGGCAACCGCGAAGAAAGTAGCTTTGAAAGGTCTATCTCCCCATAGCCATCAACAGGTCTAGGCTTAACGAAGTATCTACCAATGAGCGTCGAAGTACCTGCCAGGTAAACGTCAAATATATATTTAAACGCTAAAGTGTTTTTATTCGTCGAATCAATGATGTATTTCGACGTATTGAAAGCTGGATGAAGTGTGTACGGTTGTGCTATTATTGTCTGTGCCATGTACTATAATGTTAAAGAATTGAATTTACGCCCACTGTTATCAAAGATTTTATTTCCATTCCGGCATAGCGAATAGCATCCATTGCATCGTCATTCATCTTAACGACGCCCTCTGTAACAACACCGTTGATTTTCTTACGCTTGTACTTCTTGTTTTCTTCAATAATGTTTATTGCTGATGCTGATACAGTAACGTTACATTCGTTGATGAACGATAAACCATCGTCAACTGACTTGTTTGCCTTTAATGCGTAATATCCAGCATTTATAAGGTCTTGAATCATTTCAGGGCGAGAATAATCACACATTATTTCAACATCTTTTTCAATTTCAAGTCGCTCCATTTCTGCAAGTAAACCCCCTGAGGTTAAATTGCTCTTGTAGATTAATTCTTCGACAAACAAATCATGCTCGCAATACCACACCTTGACAAGTGCAGTGGGGTGTTCAAATCCGAAATCCAAGCCATACACAAAGTGCTTGAAGCGGTCGGGCTTTTCGTCCGCTTGTTGCCAAACTGGATAAACATTCTCAAGAAGTTGACCTATTTCGCCAAGTCCATAAACCTGCCACCAGTTCCACCAGTAGCCTCGTTGCCCTCGCTTATCCTCATCAAGTGCCTTGGCTTCACGTCGCATTAAATCTTCCTTGATCGCTGGTGGTATCGCCTCATTTTCCTTGTAAGTAAATTTCATGAAGTCAACGTCCTCACGACCTACAAATTCTGTGTGCGCCCAAAACTCTGAGTCGGCATTAAAATCGAGCCATATCTCGCCTGTTGT